GGACGGCCTGCCTTTGCGGTTCGGGTCTTATGTCCTTTTGACGATACCATTTTACCGCTACCGTCTAATACTGTCAATACTTTTTTTGTTACAAAGTATAATTTTATTGTTACGACAAATGTTACGCGTTTGTAACACAATTGTAACATGTTGGGGTGGTTTATGTTGATTGTACGCAATTCGATTGACCCCGGGTGTATTGCGGGAAATTGGATTTTATACAATCGAATCGGCCCAGGCCCTGGAAACAAAATACTTTGAAATAAAATTTTCAAAAATACTTTGAAATAAAATTTTCAAATCGCTCTACTTTGAAATAAAAATTTCAATCCTAAAACTTTTACTCCGAAAATTTTAAACCTAAAAACTTCCTTCCGAAAATTTGACTTCCACTCCAATTTCTTATATACTAATGCTGATAGAAGAAAATAAATGTGAGGGAGATAATGAACCGCCTACAACTAGACTTTCAACTTAAACTTAGAGAAGATCGAGTTCAATTCGTCAAGGATTACCTAAAGAAAATTCCTTTTACTCCGACCGAAAATGAACTAGATACGATCGCAAAATATATCCTGTGGGGTACAAATGCGGGCGGGCTAAACGGCCGCCAAGAAGGCCTTGAACTTGAGACCCGCTATAAAACTTGGGACGGAAACCGCGTCGAATCGCTCGACGCCCTAATCGAATCTCCGACCTTTTCCGAGACAATGCTGCGCGGCCCTCACGACGCCCCAACACGTTTCCAAAAAGAAGTCTTCTCCCGCACCCAAGTACGTCAGAACGCTCCATCATATATACGAGATGCCCTCGAAGAACTTTGGCGCGAAATCGACCGCACCGAACTTTTAATTAACTTTTACGATCTCGCGCACGAAAAACGCAAAACTCCACCTCGTCCTACTCTTCTAAATCGCTTTACAGATGAAGCCCAGTCTTCTATTAAGGCGGCCGCCACAAAACTTCAACCATATGCCTACCTCAAACTCAAACATAGGCTAGTAGAATTGCGGCGTGAGCAATATACGTATAAGGACTACTACGCGGAACCGCGCCTATCACAGCCAACTTTTTCGTATACAGACGACTTCGAGGGCACTTTTGAGGTAGATTTCTCCGTTTTGCCAATCGGTATTCCAAACGACACTGCGCTTGCGAAAAAAATTTTTAACGAAGATCGATTCCCAGAACCAAACGACTTCACAGAAGAAGACCTCAAAGCAATCTCAACCCTTTTATGGGAGAAAAAAGAACTCTCAAAGCGATATTTCGACTTTACGAATACAGACCACTTATACGAGTTATTTGGAATGTGGGACGACTTTTTAGAACCAACAGTTTCAATTTATAGTAATATGGCTTACTTTGCGCGCGCTGCAAAAGTTTATGTGAAACTCGCGCACCTCGAGCCATACCTCGAAGATATTTGGAAAATGAAGGTAGAGAAGAAATCAAACCAAGAAATCGTAGAAGTTATTAATCAGAAGTACGGGAAAAAGTATAGACCAAATTATATTTCTACTTTATATTGTAAGAAGTGTCTTACGTTGATTGCGGCGGCCGCAAAGAAACATAGGGAAGTTTTAGAAAATATCTTTTTCCCTGAGAACTTCAAAAAGTGTAAGGATTGCGGCCGAGTTTTACTTATGAATGAAGAGAATTTTGTTAAGAGATCTAGATCTAGTGATGGATTTTCTCCTCGTTGTAAGAATTGCGAAAAAATTAAAAGGAAGGGGAGGGAATAAATGGAAACATTAAATGATAAGTTTATGCGGGAGATCGCAAAAATTAAGGAACCGGAAGTTTTTCTTGGTGTCGCGCGCGTCTTAAAAGTAAAACTGGTAGAAGACAAAAAAGACGAAGAGGGAAAGTTTGCGGCGCGTGATTTTACGGAGATCTTTTCCGATGTCATGAAAAATTTTGATTGCGCGCCCCGTAAGCGCAAGAAAGAACTTTTTAATATATTGCGCGAAGCGAATCAAACTAAAGGGTAAAATAAATGGCTATTATTCCTAAAATTCCAAAGAAGACTTCTCTTTCAAAGACATGCGCGCGGTGCCATCGAGAGTTAATGACAGATGAGTTTGCGCAAACTCATTCTATTTTCTATCCGGATGGTTTCCTTCCAATTTGTAATGATTGCGCTAACGACTATTTGCGCGAACACAACTTTGAGTGGGAATTTGTGGACAAATTATGCCAATGGGCAGACATTCCTTTCATTGTAAGAGAATGGGATCGTTTAGCTCAGATTAATGGAGAAGACCACACGTGGCCAGTCTATGCAAAAGTTTTTGCATCTGATATCTACCAGTCTCTTGGATGGGCAGATTATTACAACCAGTATAAGAAATTGCGCGAGGTCGGTATGATTGAGGAAGAGATTCCTCTTGTGCATGAGCATAAACTAGATGAAATGCGCAAGACCTGGGGCGGTAATTATTCGGATGAGGAACTTTACTATTTAGAGGATCTTTATAAAGGACTCCTTGTTACACAAAACGTGAATGGCGCCTTACAAATTGACCAGGCGCGCAAGCTTTGTAAGTTTTCACTTGAGATTGATAGTAGAATCCGCGCGGGAGATAAAGACGTAGACAAATTTTTATCAAGTTACGATAAGTTGGTAAAGATTGCGGAGTTTACACCTAAAAATACTCGTAATGCCGTCGATTTTGATTCTTTCGCAGAGGTTGGCCTTTGGCTTGAGAAGAGAGGACGTCAAAATAAATTTTACGATAACACAACTCGTGACATTATTGACGAGTCTTTAAAGAATATAGAAAATTATAACCAAAGGTTATATATAAATGAAGGCGGCATTGGCGACGAAATAACGCAAAGATTGCGCGCCCTTCAAAATGCGACGGAATTAGAAGAAAACGTATTTGACCTTAATAAAGAGTATGATTTAGATGAGTATGATAATGAGGGCTATCAAGTAGACGATAGTGAAGATTTTGACGCGGAGGTAGATGATGATGAGTGAAGAAATCATTAGATTGCGCGAACCGACATCTTCTACCTTTAACTCTCACGAAAGAATTTATCGAGATGGAATTGAACTAGAGAAAGGGGTTGTAATTACTCCAGATTGGTTAGAGAGAAACGAAGAGCTACTTTATGATTGTTGGCAAATCTATTCTGCATATCCCGATATTTATTTGGATACGATAAAACCAAAAGAGTCAAATTTCGACCTCTTCCCCTATCAGAGAATTTTCTTGCGCGCCTGCATGAGATATACTAATATTTATATTACTGCTGCGCGTGCCACATCAAAAACCTTTTTATCTATTCTTGCAAAATATCTTCAGTGCGTTTTCGTTCCTGGACACATTGGATCTATTGTTGCCCCAAATAAGAACCAGGCCGCAAAAATCTCCAAGCAAAAGATTGAAGAGATTTGGCGCATTTGGCCCTTACTTATGAATGAATTAGAAGTCTACCAAGGCGGCCCGCATGCGAATTTCGGCAAAGACTATTGCGACCTTTTCTTTAAAAATAAAAGTCGCCTTTCTATTGTCGGCGCGCTGGATTCTGATCGTGGTCTTCGTACTCATGCGACTCTTATAGACGAAGTGCGCGACCAAGACGGTGAAATGATTAGTACTGTTGTACTTCCGCAGATGAACGTTTCTCGTCGTATGGCAAATGGGCTTGTAAATCCTTATGAAAATATTAATACACAAGTTATTTATGCTACTTCTGCAGGTATGAAATCTTCTTTTGCCTATGAAGCACTTATCGATACTTTTGAAAAGGCAATTATTGACCCAAAGCATAACTTTTGTATTGGCCTTGATTATCGGATCCCTGTAGCGCATGGGTTAATTGATGCAAAATACGTGCGCGACCTTAAACTTTCTCCCTCTTATAACGAAACCACTTTTGCAAGCGAATATATGGGAGTTTGGCAAGGTGGATCAGAAGAATCTTGGTTCAACTTTGAAAAGCTTGCGAAATATAGAAAAATAAAAAATCCGGAGTGGAAACAAAAATTTAGAGGGGACCCGA